TTAAAGAGCGAAAACGAATTATAAAGCATTTCATCTCATTGTCAATCAAAACTTTTCTTAAAACCTCGAAAAATCAGACCAACTGTGATATACTTATTTGTTCGTTCAACCACCGCCGAAGCAGCGAAGAACCGAACTATACCCCTACCACCAAAAACCGTCAACTCCTAAACCGCAAAAAATTCTGCAAAACACTTCAACAAACTGAAATTCAACAACTTTTATTTCAGATGCTATTTCAGAACTTTCAAAACACCCTCAATCCCAAATCCAAACAGCCCAAAACCATTTAATTCTCACAACTACAAACAGAAACTCAACTCTCAACACCTATAACAACAAAGGTCGTCTGAAATCTCTTTCAGACGACCTTTGGTCTATCTCGGAATATTTCCCGCTATATCCACCTTCATTTTATGACTGAGCAACCTATCAATCTACCCTTACAACTTTTTTGAATAGTATCCATGTTAGTATTATGTTTTATCTAATTCAAATTGGATTGTGTCATGAGTAAACACATTCTTTTAGGGATAAGTGGCGGTATTGCGGCTTATAAATCATGTGATCTGGTCCGATTGCTAAAAAAACAAGGGCATTCTGTGACTGTGGCAATGAGTCGTGCTGCCACTGAGTTTGTTACGCCTCTTACGTTTCAAGCCTTAAGCGGAAACCCTGTTTTGATTGATACGCACAATGGCCACTCAGCCAGCGGAATGAGTCATATTGATTTAACCCGAGAAGCGGATGTTTTTTTAATTGCTCCCGCTACGGCAAATACGGTTGCCAAGATTGCCAACGGCATTGCTGACAATCTACTGACCAATTTAGCAGCGGCACGAAAATGTCCTATGGCGGTTGCTCCTGCTATGAATGTGGAGATGTGGAACAATCCCGCCAATCAAAGAAATATCCAGCAACTGATTTCAGACGACATTATGGTTTTCCAGCCATCCTATGGCGAACAGGCTTGCGGTGAAATTGGGCTAGGGAGAATGCCTGAAGCTGCTGAACTTGCGGATTTGATTCATGATTTATGGACGCCGAAAATACTTGCTGGCAAAAAAGTCTTAATCACCGCTGGTGCAACCTTGGAAATGATTGATCCGGTACGCGGGATTACCAATATTTCCAGCGGCCAGATGGGTATTGCCCTAGCCCGCGCATGCAGAATGGCCGGCGCACAAGTTACGTTGATTTATGGGCAATTGCAAACTCCCCTACCAACCGGTCTCTATCATATGGAACGGGCAACTAGCGCCCAAGAAATGTACGATGCTGTTCATAAATATATTGCCGATCAAGATATTTTTATCTCCGTAGCCGCTGTGGCTGACTATAAGGTAAAAAACAGCAGCACTCAGAAATTAAAAAAAGAAAATTCAAAAGACACCCCAACCCTTGAATTGGAAACCAACCCGGATATTTTGGCATCTGTGGCAGCCTTACCCAAACCTCCTTTTTGTATTGGATTTGCCGCAGAAAGTGAAAAAGTTCTGGAATATGCTCGAGCAAAACGTTTACGCAAAGGCATTCCAATGCTGATTGCCAACGATGTCTCTCAGGCAATGGGAAAATCTTCCAATCAGATTACTATTATTACGGATCACGAGGAACTATCTTTTCCTGAGAAAGAAAAATCACAAGTAGCAGGAGAAATTGTTCAATCTCTTGCTCGATATTTGGGCGAAACAAACGCGTAAACAACCATGCTCAATCAACGCTCATATAGCTATCTTGTGGGGGACTGTTAGTTTTTGCACAAATAATAAGTAATATAAAAAAACGCCGAAATCTTGGAAAGACGTGGATTTCGGCGTTTTTGTGTTTGGAAAAAAGTTGCATCAGCTTTTTCACAAAACCGCGCGGGAATGCGCGGTTTTTTGTTGAAAGCTGTCGGGTTTTGATAGGTTTTTAAACGGGTTTTAAGAGGTTTTTAAAATCAGTTCACGGAGCGGCCGAACCATTCGACGCGACCGACGATGGCGATGTCGTCGTCTGTATGGCTTAGGTCTATTTCAAAGGGGGCGTAATGTGGGTTGGCTGATGTTACCAATAGCTTACCCGGCATACGTTGTACGCGTTTGACGAAAAGGTCGTTTCCTATGCGTAGGACGTACAGGCCGTCGCGCGGCTCGGTTTCGGCGTGGTTGATTAGGATGTTGTCGCCGTGGTTGAGGATGCCTTCCATTGAATCGCCTTTCACGGCGATTACGGAGAGTTTGTCTGTTTGGCGGGTGACGTAGTTTTCTATCCAGTATCGGCGGAAAGCCATACAGAATAAGGGTTTTTCATCGCTTACGGTTTGTCCATGCCCTGCTGCGGCTTCCACACTGTATCGTGGGATAAAGACAAATTCACGCAAATCGACGGGGTTGCCAAGCGTATCGACTGCGCCTGCGGCGGTATCGGATACGGGAAAGGCTCCGGCATTCTCAGGACGGGCACGGTCAAGGTATGGCACGCCCTTGCCTGTCAGCAACCAGTTGAGGTCGCAGCCTGTAACTTCTTGAATCTTTACGAGGTAATCAGCCGTCGGGACTGCTCCCTCTTTCCAAACTCTATTAAAGCCAGATGCTGACATATCTATCTTGTTATAGATGTCAGACGGCTTTACACCATCAGGCCAAAGGGATTTGAGCCTCTCTAAAAAAGTATCCATAGTATTCACTCATTTAAGCAAAAGATTAAGCAAAAAAGTGTTTCTTTTGCTTAAATAAAATTGCTCAAATAATCAAAATGTTATTAAATTAATCTCTTTTTTGCGTAAAATAATTTAGCAAAAGAGTTGCAAGAAACTATTTTGCTAAATATAATTCACTCACTTACTCAATAACGGCGGGTAACAAACCTACTTAATTAAGGAAATCTAAAGATGAAAAAAAAGCAAGAAACCATGACTGATTGGCATCGTGCTGACATTGTGGCTCGTCTTAAAAAGGCGGGCTGGTCGGTAAGAGCATTATCTATTCAAGCCAATTTGGCACCGAATACATTAGGGAAGGCTTTAGATGCCCCATACCTAAAAGGCGAAAAGATTATAGCTGCTGCAATCGGAGTGCCGGCAGAAGAGATTTGGCCTTCTAGGTTTGAGAAAAGAAACCGTAAGCCTACTTTCCCAAGTCTGTAAATAGATAACGGTTTTGCTAAAGAGTTCCAAAAGGGTAACGCATTTAAGCAAAAATAGAAAGCATAAATATGAAAATATCTGCATCAGATATTGCGAAATTGGGTATCCCAAGTTTGCCAACTGATAGGCAAGGGATTGAATACCATGCCAAGAAAAACAATTGGCAACACTGTTTTGAGCAAATAGGAAGAGGCAGACCCAAAAAGCTGTATGAAATTGCCTCCCTCCCCGCCGAAATCCGAGCCGCCATCATGAAACGGCAGTCGGACGAACTGGCGGAGAAGATGCCGAAAACCCTGCCCCAAGTCAGACAGGAGAAGACGGCGATGTCGCCTCAAGTCTTGGCGGAAGCGGCAAAGCGGCTGAACGAGAAACAACGGTCGGTGGCGGATGCGCGATGCGCGGTGGTGGCGGCGGTGTTGGGTATCAAATATCAATACGGTTGCTCTGCCAAGGTTGCGGTGGCTCAGTTTTTGAGGCTGCTGGCAGAAGGCAAATTGGACGAGGTTACGCTCGCCAACTTGGAAACGGCAAATGACCGCAGTCGGTCGGCAAAGGTCGGTGAGCGTACTTTAGACGGCTGGATATCTGCTTATTTGAAAGCGGAAAACGCGACGGAGCGGTTGGTCTCTTTGGCTCCGAAGGTAACTAAGGCGGTCAAACCGATTGAGAGCTACGGTTGGTTGCCGACATTTATGCAGTTTCACAATATTCCGTCCGCGCCAAAATTGGCACACAGCTACCGCCGATTTGTGCAGTGGGCTGAAGCGGAAAATATGCCGGTCAATGATGTGCCTAACTTGAGTATGGTGCGGCGCGTTTGGGAAAAGCTCCCGCTGATTATGCAGGAGCGCGGCAGGAAAACGGGGGCGGCTTATAAATCGCTGCTGCCTTATGTGAAACGTGATTGGGGGGCTTTAAAGCCGAACGATGTTTGGATCGGCGACGGCCACAGCTTTAAGGCGAAGGTGGCGCACCCTGTACACGGCAGACCGTTTAAGCCTGAAGTGACGGTGATTATTGATGGTTGTACGCGGTTTGTGGTCGGTTTTTCGGTCTCTCTTGCTGAAAGTTGTGTGGCGGTATCGGACGCTCTGCGTATCGGGGTCAAGCACTTTGGTTTGCCGATTATCTACTACTCGGATAACGGCGGCGGCCAAACCGGCAAGACGATTGACCATGAAATCACGGGTATTACGTCCCGATTGGGTATCCGCCATGAAACGGGTATCGCGGGCAATCCGCAAGGTCGAGGCATCATCGAGCGATGGTGGAAAGACAATCTGATTGAGATGGCGCGCCAGTATGAGACGTTTGCGGGCACAGGAATGGACAGCAGTACGAAGAACCTGATGTACCGCAAGATGGAAAGTGCGTTTAACGCCTTGGAAAAAGGCAAGGAGTTGACGGTAGAACAGCAAAAATATTTGAAAAAGCTGCCAAGCTGGTCGCAATTTATCGCGGATGTGGTCAAGTGTATCGACGAATACAACAACCGCCCACACGGCGAGCTGCCCCGACATCCTGACGGCGGGCATTACACGCCGAAAGCTTATCGGGAAATGAGGCTGGAACAGGACGGTATCGCGCCGGATATGTTGTCGGCGGAAGAGCTGGCGACAATGTTTATGCCGCAAGAGGTGCGAAAGGTACAGCGCGGTTGGCTGGATTTGTTCAACAACTCTTATTTTTCGGTCGAGCTGGCGGAGTATCACAAAGACGAGGTACGGGTCAGCTACGATTTGGACGATGCGTCGGTGGTCAATGTGTTTGATATGGACGGCAAGTTCATCACGAAGGCACAAGTCAACGGCAATAGCCGCGAGGCTTTCCCGACGGCGCGTATCGACCAACTGGCGGAAAAACGCCGAAAAGGCAAAATCAAGCGGGCGGAAAATGCAATCAAGCTCGCAAATGCGGAAGTCAATCCGGCTTTGGAACAGGCGGCAGCTTGGGACGAGCTGGGACATTTGGGCGGAAACGTCATCGAGGCGGAGTATGCGGTATTGCCGAAAACAGGAACAGACGACGAGATTGTCTTGTTTGAGGCGGATATGTAGTTAAAACATTTTTAAAACACTTTTAATAAGGAAAACATCATGACAAATAAGGTCAACGAAGCACTGCAACAAAAACTGGCTGAATTTAAAGCCAAATCAGGGATGAATCAGACGATGCTTGCACGCGGTATCGGGGTATCTCCGGCATCTATCAGTATGTATTTGAATAATAACTACGCGGAAAAAGGCGGCAAATATGAAACCATCGAGCCGAAAATCGAAGCGTTTTTAGAGGTGCAGGAAAGTAAGGCGCGACGCACACGAGGCGGGCGACACGGTCGTTATCTACGGTCAAGCGGGTTTGGGCAAGACTCAGGCGGTCAAAAACTACTGCGAAAAGAATCCCGCCGCCATCCTGATTGAGGCTAATCCTAGCTTTACGGCACTTGTGCTGATGCGCAAGCTGGCGGCAGCGGCGAAGGTCTCAACGGTCGGCAGCCTGAATGATTTGTTTGAATCGGTATCGGACAGATTGCGTGATTCGGGTCGTCTGATTGTGGTCGATGAAGCGGAAAACCTGCCATTACGCGCCCTTGAGATTATCCGCCGACTGCATGACGACACGGGCTGCGGTTTGGTTTTAAGCGGTATGCCGCGATTGGTGGCGAATCTGCGCGGTAAGCATGGCGAGTTGGTGCAACTCTATAGCCGCGTATCGATTGCGCTGAATTTGGGCGACTCGATGCCGGATGAAGAATTGGAAGAAATTGCCAGAGCGGCGATGCCGGAAGCGGATGACGCGACGATTGCGGAACTGGTTAAACAAAGCAACGGCAATACGCGACGGATGAGCAAGTTGATGTGCGGTGCGGTACGAACGGCAAACAAAAACGGCATCAAAATGCAATCGGGCATCATCAAAAAATACTCGACATTGATTATCCGATAGGTCGTCTGAAACGGTAAGTCTTTGACAGGGCTATATATTTTTTTACCCTATGATTTTAATAAGTTATTGTTTTAAAAGGAAAACGCAAAATGCAAGTTTTGAAGAAAGTTGATTGGAAGATGTTTGTGGCGCGCTCTTTTTGGCGGTTGGTGCCGGTTGGTTTGACGGTCGGGGTGTGGTGTTTTGTGGGTGGAATGGCGTTGTATGGCTGCACCCAAGAACCCGAACCGGTTGCGAAAGAGCTGACGAAGGTTGAGGCGATGGAAAGACAGGCGGATTTGGAAGTTTTGAAAATTGAACGCGCTTACGAGGCAATGGGCGCAGAGCAAAGAATGGAAGGAGTGGTTTATGAATAAGTTTAGACGGCCTAAACGGGGACTGAACCGAGCCAAAAAAATGGCGTTAAAACGGGCAGTCGAGGAAATCCGCGCCAAATACGGCGAACGGGCGATTACTAAGGGATGGCGCGAGCCGGAAGGGAAGTAAAAATGTTAACCAAGTTAAAACCCTGCCGAGTTTGCAAACAGATGAAGCCTGAAGTGGCATTTGCTTGGACTTGGGATAAAAACGGGGGGCGGAAACGGACGCATCGATGCGCGAAATGTTGGGCGGAGCAGATGGAAAAAGAAGCTCGGTTGAATATGGAATGGCATCGCGAAAAGCGCGGGACGGTACTTAAGTTTGGACGACCTGCCGTCGCCCGCTCGGTTTGGGGCGATAGCTGGCCCACCGCTCCTGAGATTATGAATAGCCGTTACTGGACGGCAACGGATACACGCAAAGCGGATGCCGAATGGGCGTTGAAATTTAGGGAGTCTGCGAAATGAGCTTTAAAAGACGGAACAACGATTGGCAGGCATGGGGACAACACCGCCGGCGAGCGACGAAGTTTATGGTGAAGCGAAACCGCGAGCAGGAAGTCGCCGAATATCAGGCGCAGTTTGAAGATAAGGACGGCAAAGGTCGTCTGAAAACGGAAGGAAACAAAGATGAATGAAAAAGAATTGACCGAATGGCTCGAAGACCGTGGGGAACTCATGGTTATGAAGAAGGACGGCGAGGGTTTCGTGATCGCTGCCCGCGCGCCGGACGGCATTTGGAAAACGGCAGAGGCGGCAACGCTGACAATGGCAATAGAAGCTTGGGAGGAAATACGATGAATATCGCTAGACCGAATAAAGAAGACCTGGACGCAGTATGGGAACTGGTCGCGTTTTTAAACAAAATTGAGCAGGGTTTGAATCCGATTTACCAACCTGCCGACCCAGAGGATGAAGACGATTTCGAATATCTGAGTGATGCGCCTGCGGATGAAGTGTTTGAAGCTTTGGAAGATAAGTCTGCCGACGCCAATTTGCCTTGGATTATGACCGTATTGGATACCTTACTGTCTTCGAATAACGACATTATTGACCAAGAATCTAGTGTTTTGGATTTCTCGCCGAAATTCAAACAGGCTGTAAAGGACACAGAAAGATTGGATTTCTTAATGGAAGTCGGGTCAGCCGAATTTTCAAAACAAAATGGTCAGAAAACCTGTTGCAGCTTAACCGAATACGGCATTAGAGGCTATGGAAGCAATTACCGCGAAGCCTTGGATGATGTGATGAAAGAGTGGAAGGAGATGTGATGACTACCGGAATGATGATTTATCTCTTGATCTGCGGGCTGATTGGTTTGGCACTGGTGGTTTTGTCGCTTATGAGCCTGATTGAAAACTGGTTTAAACAACGGACTAAAGCTGTCGTTTTTGATGCCTGCGGTATGTTTATTGGGTTGGTTGTTGTTTTTATAGCGTTTTTGGCAATTATTGGGGTGATTAAATGATTGAAATCAGGGGTAAAAACTTTGTTGCGTACAACGCGAGTGAAAGTGTTTTGGAAAGCATCATCAAGGATGTTTTCACTGGGGCAATGTTAGGGTTTTGTGTGTATATCAGCCATTGGTCAGCCTCAGTGTTTTGGACATTTATCAGCGGTTTAATGTTTTTGTCTTATCTGGGCATTAAGTTGGGCAGGTTGATGCGTGGCAAGCAAACTAAGTTTGAAACTTGGTCAGAGTTTAAAGCATGGATCGATAAACAAGCCGAACTTGAAAATCACTTGGCAGGTAATGTGCAGATCGTAAAAGGCAATGGAAATGTACAGGCTGGTGGAAGTGTAAATAAGGAGACACCATGAACATCAAATGCCCGAACTGCGGGGCGGTGCATAGTCTGGACAGCTTAATCAACGATGCCGACGCATCGGCTGTATTGCGGGCTGTGTTGGAGATGGACGCTGAAATGGGCAAGGCGGCGATACGGTATGTCGGCTTGTTCCGCCCCGCCAAATCGCAGCTTTCTTGGGCGCGTACCGCGAAGCTGTTGGGCGAGTTGATGCCCATGATTAAGGCGCAGGAGGCGGAGCGCGACGGCGTGTCCCATCCCGCCCCCGCCGAGGCTTGGTTGCACGGCTTTAACGAGACCGTCAACGCCCGCGACCAAGGTCGTCTGAAACTGCCCTTAAAGTCGCATGGTTATTTGCTGGAGATTGTCAGCCAGTGGCAGGGTTCGGGGTTGCCCTCTCCCCAGTCCTCTCCAACAGGGAGAGTGGGCGAAGGCGGCGCGCCGTCAAAACTGCGGCAAGGTGTGGCAGCCTTGGGCGAATGGGCAGGCGAAGATTGGGCAAAACAGGAAATCGCATCAGGCTTTGCATTGCTCGCCGCGCTCAATCTACCCAACCGCCCTGCAGCGCAGGATATGCCGGTAGTCGCGGAAATTTGGTATCGGAAACTGAAGGAGACAAACGAAATCGTCTCGCCGGAGTATGACCCGATACGGATTCAGATGGGGTTTAAGGTGTTGCAGGCGGCGGAAACATGGCCGAAACCCGCCGAACTGCTCCGAAACCTGCCGCCACGGTTGGTACCAAGGGCGATGCTGGTGAAGCCCGAGCCGGATAAGGAAAAAGGTCGTCAGAAAATGGCGGAAGTGAAAGAAGCTTTAAACAAGAAAGGTCATTGAAATGAAGAAGTGGAAAATTGAAATCAAAGAAACTGAAGAAGGTGTCGTAATTGATGCGCCATTTATCCCGGCAAGCGATGAATTGACGTCGTCGGAGTGGGCTGTAAAAGAAATAGTTGTGTTTGCTGCTTATACGGTGGCAGTAGCAGAGACAGTTGAAGATTATGTCGAGCGCGCAAAAGAGCGTATTTCCAACGCTGAACAAGTGCTTTTTGATGTTAAAAATGAAGTTCAATCAATTAATTAATCAGGAAAGGATAAAGAAAATGGCTAAAGTCGTTCTTATTATTAAAGATAGTACCAAAAACTTATTTGAGTTTGAAGTAAAAGGTTTAGAAGACGAATGTGAAAAAACTCCTGCAATCTTGGCCGGACATGCTGCCGCAGGCTATCTAAGAAAAAGACAAATAGCCCTCCACGAGAATTTTTTAGATCGAATTCTACGAGACTTATCAAATCAAGATTCTTAGAGTAAACCCGAAAGGAAAAGGAAAATGGCTAAACAACGTATCAAACAGGCGGCAATCGAAGCCGCACAAGACAAAACCGAGGTAACGGCTCATATCCGCGCTATTGGCGACCTGAACCGCGAAATCAAACGCTTGGAAACCGAAGCTGGAGATAAAAAGGCGGTCATTGAGCAGGAATACGCCGCGCTTGCCGCGCCACTGAAAGCCGAGTCGGAACGCCTGACCGCCGCCGTCGCCGCCTACTGCGAGGCACACAAGGACGATCTGACGGAAAACGGCAAGACCAAGACGGTGGATTTTGTGACGGGACTCGTCAAATGGCGCATCCGCCCGCCTAGCGTCAAGGTAACAGGCGTCGCCGCCGTCTTGGCTTGGATGTCGGAAAAAACAGCATATCAAAGCTTTATCCGCACCAAGCAGGAAATCGACAAAGACGCCATCCTGAATGAGCGCGAGCAGTTTGCCAATGGTCAGGTGCCAGGAATTAAGATTGTGTCGGGATTGGAGGATTTTGTGATTGAGCCTACGGAGCAGGAGTTGATGTGATGGCGAAAATTGTTATTACGATAGAAGACAAGATGCCAGTAAACGGCTTGCACAGCGTGACCATTAGTTATGACGGCGATTTGGAGCCGCAAGGCGAACTGACGATGGCGCAGATGACAGCTTATAACATCAAGAAATTGATGGATGCGGTTGAGTTTGAGACCGCAAAAAGGCTGAGTAAAGCAAACTGACCTACGGCTGGAAACAACCTGAAATGATTAAGGGTTGGAACTTTTAAAGCTGGATTAAAGGCCGTCTGAAATGGGTTTTAAAACCTGTTTCAGACGGCCTGAGACCTTTGCAAAATTCCCCAAAATCCCCTAAATTCCCACCCAAGACATTTAGGGGATTTCTCATGAGCACCTTCTTCCAGCAAACCGCCCAAGCCATGATTGCCAAACACATA